CAGAGCAACCTTTATTTGATTTAGATTAGTGTTTCAAGTTACAACTGCAATAAAGAAACTTTATAAGTTAAAGAAACGTAAGAAGGTAATTCAAGGTGGTACATCAGCTGGTAAAACATTTGGTATATTGCCAATTCTTATTGATAGATGTATAAGAACACCTATGCTTGAAACAAGTGTAGTATCTGAATCTATACCACATCTTCGTAGAGGTGCAATGAAAGACTTTCTAAAGATTATGGTAGCAACCAATAGGTTTAGAGATAACCAATGGAATAGATCCTCTTTAAAGTACACATTTACAAATGGTAGTTACATAGAATTCTTTAGTGTTGAACAACCAGATAAACTAAGAGGAGCAAGAAGAAATGTATTGTATGTGAATGAAGCAAACAATGTACCTTTTGAAGCATACACACAATTAAGTATAAGAACATCTGGAGATATCTGGATTGACTTTAATCCAACTGCTAATTTTTGGGCACATAAAGAAGTTGTAGGCAACGATGATGCAGACTTTATTACATTAACATACAAAGACAACGAAGCTCTACCAGAAACGATTGTAAAGGATATAGAAAGTGCAAGAGATAAAGCAAAGGATTCAGAGTATTGGAGTAACTGGTGGAAAGTATATGGACTTGGTCAAATAGGAAGTTTAGAAGGTGTATGTATTCCAGATTGGAAAGAGATAACACTACCAGCAGAAGCAAGGTTATTATGCTACGGAATGGACTTTGGGTATAGTGCTGACCCATCTACATTAGTAGCTTTATATAAATACAATGATGCTTATATCTTTGATGAGGTAATATATCAAAAGAAATTACTAAACATAGACATCTCAAACTTGTTAAAGCAAAATAATATACAAGAGATAATATATGCAGATTCAGCAGAGCCAAAATCAATAGCAGAGTTAAAGAGTTACAGACATAAGATACTACCTTGTACAAAGGGTAAAGATTCAATTGTATATGGTATCAACTTAATAAACCAAAACAAAATATTTGTAACAAGCAGAAGCAAGAATCTTATTAAAGAATTACAAAGCTATACTTGGATGAAAGACAGAGAGGGGAATACTATTAACAAACCAATTGATGCTTTTAACCATTGTATTGATGCAGCACGTTATGCAATATCATCTCAGTTAAAGAATCCAAATGCTGGTAAATACTTTATAAGATAAATGGATAATGAACAGATGATTGCATTTGTAGAGTGCTTTATACACCATAGAACTGGAAAGCAAGTAAGGATTGCAAAGCCAACAAAACCTCAACATTATTTACTACTTACAAAAGCCTATGAAAATTGTAAGGGTTTTTTTATAAAACATTAACAAAAAAGTATTATATAGTTATGAATATAGAGATAAATGTACCAACATCATTAAATGAGATTACTTTAGGACAATATCAGAAGTTCTTAAAAGTAGCACAAGAGAATCAAGAAGGTAGCTTTTTAAATGCAAAGATGATAGAAATCTTTTGTGGTATTCCTTTATCTGATAGTTATAAATTAAAGATGTCAAGTGTTGAAGCAATAGTAGATATCTTAACAGAGATGTTAAATGAAACACCAACACACATAGACAAGTTTACATTAAATGGTACTCAGTATGGATTTATACCAGACTTAGATGAAATGTCTTTAGGGGAGTATGTAGATTTAGATGGTAATGCATCTGATTGGCAAAAAATGCATATTGCAATGAATGTATTATACAGACCAATTGTAACAAGTAAAGCTAGTAAATATAACATAGAAGAATATACTGCTGATGATTCAGAGAAGATGAAAGCTATGCCATTGGGTGCAGCAATAGGTAGTCTTTTTTTTTTCTACAATTTAGGGATAGAGTTATCGAAGCATACGATTCTTTATTCCAGCAATCAAGAACAGATGGAGATTATTCAAGAGCAGCTAATTTCTCAGCAAAGTGGGGATGGTACTCATCAATTTTTAGTCTCGCTGGAGGAGATGTTAGAAAACTTGAAGATATCACTAAATTAAATATACATCAATGTTTTACTTTTCTATCATTCACAAAAGAAAAAGCAGAGATTGAAGCACAACAAATAAAAAGTAAATTTTAGATGAAAGGATTTTATCAAGTAACGGAAACAATAAAGAATCAATTACTATCAGATGTAAATGTAAATACAGTAACAACTGGAGATATTACAAAGATTGATTTAAGCAAACAAACTATATTCCCTTTATCACACATCATAGTAAATAATGTAAATAACGAAGATAATGTATTACGTTTTAATTTATCTATTTTGTCTATGGATATTGTTGATGTTTCGAAAGAAGCAGTTGTAGATATCTTTAGAGGTAACGACAACGAACAAGATATACTTAACACACAATTAGCAGTACTTAACAAACTATCACAAGTATTAAGAGGAGGTACATTACACCAAGACTTATATCAGTTAGATGGCAATCCTAGCTTAGAACCTTTTTATGATAGGTTTGAAAATGAAATGGCTGGTTGGGCAATGACATTTGATGTGCTTGTAAATAATGATATTGATATATGTTAAAGAACGTACAACAAGAGCTGAATAGATTTGCTAAGTATGTGATTCAACAATCAAGAACGAATCTAACAAAAGGTAAAAAGAATAGTTCTAAGGCACTTTATAATAGTTTAGACTACAACTTAAACGTTAGTCCAAATAGTTTCTCTATGAGCTTTATAATGGAGGACTATGGTATATTTCAAGACAAAGGTGTAAGTGGTATAAAGAAGAAATATGATACACCATTTAGTTATAAGGATAAAATGCCACCTCCAAGTAAAATGGATAAATGGATTGTAAGAAAAGGTTTGAAAGGTATAAGAGGTAAGGATGGTAAATTCATATCAAGAAAGTCTTTACAATTTATGATTGCAAGAAGCATTTATAATAATGGTATTAAACCAAGTTTATTTTTTACAAAGCCATTTGAGAAAGCATTTAAAAACTTAGATAAAGACATAATAAAAGCATATCAATTAGATGTTGAAGAACTACTAAAATTTACAACAAATGGGAATAATTAATACAAGAAGTCCATACTTTTTATCTGTATCAGATGCTGACTTAGCAACTGCAACTTTAGATATAGAGATTTATACTGGAGATGAAACAACTGGTTATAGTGGTACACCTCAATATAGTTTAAGTAAAAAGATAATACTAAACACAACAAAAATATCTTTTGAGATATCAGAACTTATAAGAGACTATTTAGATATAACTTTTGAAGATGGAGATTATGAAGCATCTGCTGAAAGTTTTTGTAAATGGGTAAGAACAACACTTACTGCATTTGATGGTAATGGTGTACAATTATCACAAACAATAAGCACAGATTTAGCCTTTGAGAGTTATGGCTATTTTGAAGAAGGTGCAAACTATTCTTTTGAGTACGAGGGTTTACTAATGAGTAACAATTATATGTTTATAGAATCTGGAGATGAGATAAAGATACCAATTCAAACAGATAGAACTGTAACTGTTAGATTTTATGATTCAGATAATGGTCTTTTAAATACAGAAACCTTTTCTTTATCAGACCAATCACAAGACAAAGTAGTTTATGCAGCTTATACTGATGACCAAGCTGCAAAAGCAACTATTCAATATACTGGAGATTCTGGATCAGAAACATCAACTATAATTATAAAACAATTAAGTGAGTGTAAATTTACACCTTATAAGACAACATTTATAAACAAGTTTGGAGTGTTGCAAGACTTGTATTTCTTTAAAAAGTCAATTGATAGAATGACTACAAAAAGAGAAAGCTACAAGGCAAATATACTATCATCAAACAACACTTATAATACATACAACCACACAAAAAGAGATTTCAATATAGAAGCAAATGAATCAGTTTCTTTAAGTAGTGGTTTTGTAAACGAATCCTTTAACGAGGTGTTTAAACAATTAATGTTATCAGAAAGGGTGTGGATTACAAACGAAAACAACCAAGTATATCCAATCAATATAAAGACAAGCAACATTACATACAAGACAAGTGTAAACGATAGATTAGTAGAATACACAATAGAGTTTGATAATTCTTATAATGTTTTAAATGACATAAGGTAAATGCAAAAAATACAACTATACATAGAAGGTCAGAGAGTAGATTTATTTGAAGATGAAAGTGTTGTACTAACGCAATCTATTCAAAACGTAAAAGATATTCAAAAGGTTTTTACAGACTATTCAAAAACGTTTACAATACCAGCAACAAAAGAGAATAATAAAATATTTAAACACTATTATAACAATAGTATTACAAATGGTTTTGATGGTAGAGGTAGAGTAAATGCAACTTTAGAGTTAAATTATTTAAAGTTTAGAAAAGGTAAAATAAAACTTGAAGGTGTTGATTTAAGAAACAATGTACCTTATACATACAAGGTTAGATTTACTGGTAACACAGTTACTTTAAAAGACTTACTTGGAGAAGATAAACTAGGTGCTTTAGGAAGTTTAAGCAGTAACGATTTAATATATGATTCTGCAACTGTAAAAACAAAGTTAAAAGCAAACCCAGCAACAAGTGATATTATAGCACCATTAATAACACATACACAACAGTTACACTACGATTCAAATTCTTCTGCTAACTTAGATGGCAACGTTTACTATGAAACTGGTGGTGGTAGTCATTTACACGGAGTATCTTGGAATGATTTAAAATATGCAATAAGAGTAGACACTATTATACAAGCAATAGCAACAGACTACGGAATAACTTTTAGTAATGATTTCTTTAATAGTTCAAATACACCTTACTATAATTTGTTTATGTGGTTGCATAGAAAAAAAGGTGGTGTACCTTTAGATAATCCACAAACATTAGTAAGTGGTTATCAAGTTGTAAGTAATGATTATGGAGGTATTGTAAATTCATCAACAATAAGAATACCAACAGACGTAGCTGGAGATAATCAAGGATTTGGTTTATTTTTAGAAACAACATCAACATCAACATATAATGTTTCATTGTTAAGAAATGGTTTGTCAATTTATAGAAAAACAAATTTAGTTGGCAATTCAAATATTTCTTATGCAGATTTAAATGATACTTTAGAAGCTGGAGATTATACTGTAATAATAGAAAGTGAAAGTGCTTTTACAATGGATAGTATTTTATTTTTTATACCTCATCTTGTAAACTCAACTTTAGTTTATACTAGATATGAAGCAACAAGTGTATCTATTACTGGAGCAGTTGATTTTATTATAACACAACAGATACCAGACATAAAGTGTATTGATTTTTTAACTGGTATTTTTAAAATGTTCAATCTTACGTCTTATGTAGATAATGTTACTGGTAATATAATTGTAAAAACCTTAGATAACTATTATGCTGGAGGTACTTCTTATGACATAACTGAGTTTATTGATAGAGATAAAAGTTCTGTTAATGTTGCTTTACCATTTAAAGAAATAACATTTGAACACGGAGATACAAAAACATTTTTGGCTTCTAAACATTCACAACTATTTAACAACACTTGGGGTAAAATAGAATATACAAGTGGAGAGAATTTAGATGGTAAAATATACAAGGTTAAAACACCTTTTTCACATATGCTTTATGAAAGATTAATTGATTTAGATACTGATGCATTAACAACTGTTCAATATGGTTTTTTTGTAGATGATAACCAAGATC